AGTTACACTAAAAGACTTCTCAGATCTCGCATTATCTGTTAGTGGTATTGGTAAAGCCAATGCAACCGCTGCAGTTTGGACATCCGTCACGTTGTACATAGCACCAAGTAGATCAGCAACCGATACAGATCTTGCTCCAGGATTAGATGATGAAGATAACCTAACTGCAGAGTTTGACCGTTTACAAACAGATGTTGAAGAATTTTTAACCGATAAAGTATTAATTGGAACAACGGTTACCGTTCAACCTCCTACTTATACAGACTTAATCTGTGCTCTTGCTTATACAAAAACAGATCAGTACACAACTGAAGAGGTAGAAGAGAATATTAAAATTGCTATATTAACTGGTTTTGGTTATGTAAATGCAGCCTTTGCGGAAACTATATATCCAAGAGATATTGAGTTTATGGTTCTACAGGCACCTGGTGTAAAGACAGTAAACGTCACCGCATTACATGAAGAAGGTGGTTCTGGGGCAAACATAATGGTAGGAGGTCCTGAAGAAATTTATAGATTCCAGGAAGCAAACCTAAGCATCAGCGTAATTACATGAGTAACTTATCTGGAATATATAGGGGTATTGTAAAAAACAATACTGATCCTAAAAAACAAAGTCGTTTAAAGGTATCTATTCCCCAATTAATTGGGGCTCAAGTTACTGGATGGATAGATCCTGCAGAACCTGCTGGAATACGAACAGAGCCTCCTGCAGTTGGTCAGGGAGTTTGGATCTCTTTTGAAGGCGGCAATCTTGAATACCCTATTTGGTTTGGAGCATTTGGTAAAAATAACTGTTAAGAGTTCTGATGGAACCACAGAGGTGGACTTAACCGCTACCGTTATGGCTCTAGCCAATAAAGTAAAAAGTTTAGAAACAAGAATGACAACAGCCGAAGGAAAGATAACTACTTTAGAAGGAAAGGTCTCTACCTTAGAGTCACAGATGACAGGAAAAGCCGCTATAGGACATACCCACTAATAGTTAAGACAGTAAATAAGGGGCAAACAAGAGAAAATAGACCGTTAGGTCTGAGAGGAAATTAAGTGACTGCATCATATCCCGCATCGATAAAGTCCTTTACTACAAAGGTCGACTTTACTGACACCGTACTTGCCGAGCACGTAAATAGCCTTCAAGCAGAGGTTAACTCCTTACAAACAAATCTTGGAACCCTTATTAAGACAGGCTCAGGTTGGGTTGGTTCAGTTGACTTTATAACAACTAACTGGAATACCTTAAAGGATCGTCTTGCAAATATTGAATATGGATTAAAAGATGTATATGACGAATACGTTTCTAATGTTGGTGGTTCAGTAATTATTTCTTCTGCTATTGGAGTAAAGAGTCTCGTTGTAAGAGCCAGGGCTAGTCAGACCGCAAACCTAGTTGAATTTCAAACTTCAGCATCTGCAGTTGTAACTAAGGTTCTTCCAGACGGAACCATACAAACACGAGGCAAAGAATTAGTACCAGTTATTTACGCAGCAACTCAACCAACTGGTTCCGAGTATGCTGCTGGAACCATCTGGGTAGACTCAACCTCTGACGCTGCTTTAGAAAATAATGAAGATATTTTATCTTCTGACGCTGGATTACTAATTTTAATGGGGGCTATCGTATGAGTTACAAGACCTCTAAGGTTTGGACAGGATCTGAGTGGGCAGGTATTGCGGTGGCGGTTGCTAACTCACAACAAAAAACAATCAGTAATCAGGCTGGAACATCTTTAACTTTAGACACAACAGTTGCGGCAGATACCTTTGTGTTCTCAAACAGCAGTTCTATAACAGTAACTATCCCAGATGATGCTAGCGATGAGTTTACTATTGGACAAACCATTGTGTTAATTCAAAATGGAACTGGAACAGTTTCAGTTACTACTGAAGATGAAGCAGACTTATATTCTTCTGTTGCAACTGGTACAGTTGAGTTAGACGGGCAGTATGCAGTTGCTACTTTAATTAAGATAGCCAATGATAATTGGATTATTTACGGCGATATAGTAAGTCCTTAAGGAGCAGTAGTCTGTGGCTAGATATGGTATAAATTATTACGGCGCTACTAATTATGGTGCGTTTGTTAAACTTGCTTTTTCTGTAGAGCCAATGTCTGTGTTGGTTTTAGACTTTACAAAAGTTTTAATACGTTGGCAAACTCCTCGAGGTGAGTTTTCTCGAGTAAGATTACTAAGAAGTCAGGTTGGATTTCCAGAAACTGCAGAAGATGGAATTATAATTTTTGATGAGTTTGCTACAGAAGGAACTGTGTCTCGTGCAGAGTATATTGATGGAGAAGATAATCCATTAGATGTTCCTTTAATTCCTGGTAGACAAACCTACTATCGAGTATTTTTATTTACTGATCAAAATGTCTGGAGAGTTGCGGGTTCTATAACTGCAATAGTACCTTCAAATCACAATGTACAAACAACTTTTATGAATAGCCTTCCAAGAGTATTTACTAGTAGTGAACAAGGTTCCTTTGGAGTAGTAGACACAAATTCATATTTATATAATTTTATATCGGGGTTAACCTTTTCACAAGAACAGTTATACACTTTACTGGATTTATTAAAACCAAGACATACGGGTATTGAGACTCCTGTAGAACTCTTGCCTTTAGAGGTAGCAAGTTTGGGATTAACGCCAGAGGCTGGATTGCCTACTAAAAACAGAAAACGATTAATACGAGAAGCAAACTATTTATATGCTCGTAAAGGAACTCAACTTGCATTAGAAACATACGCTGAATCTTTAACTGGATTTGAACCTACGATAACTGTTTCTGAAAACTTACTACTTACAGTTCAAGATTCAACTTTCTATGGTGGAATTGGTAATTGGATAGTTAGTAATGCAGTGTTAACTTCAAGTACTGAACAAGTTCCTGATTCAAATAGTAATCAAATAGATACAACTAGAACTGGTAAAATAGTTGCATCTGCTGCGGGAAGCATGGCATTAGGTTATGCAAATCCTACAGCAAAAACGGTAACAGGTTTACAAAGAGATAACGGCACAACTGTTCTTCAAGTTGCTGTAGCAAATCACGGCTACTCTGTTGGACAAACCGTTACGCTGTCTGGATTGAGTGAAGATTTTAATGGAACATATACAATTACTACTGTTCCAGCAAGTAATCAGTTTAACGTAACAACAGTAACAACTACTCCTTATAACGCTTCGGCATTAAATGGTTCTGTAATTGCTGTAGTAGGTGGTGGTAACGTTATTACACAAGGAATACCAGTACTTCCAGATACTGAGTACGTGGTTTCTTGTAAATTAAAATCTCCAGCAAGTGCTGGAAACATTACCTTATCAGTTACTTTCTATGATAAAAACGGGCAACCAACTTCTGCAGCAAAAAGTTCAACTGTAGTTTCTGCTAATAATACTTGGAAGTCTGCAAGTAAAGTTGCAACATCTGACGAAGACTCCAGTTATGCTGGCATCTCAATCGACTACAGTGCTGCAGGAACCTACTACATTGATCAAGTGTGCATGCAAGAAGGAGATACGGTTACCTATGATGAAGCACGTGCTATTGATGTGTTTTTAAGTCCTTTAAAAACAAATTATATTAAAAACCCATCTTTTGAAGTTAACTCAACTACATGGGCATTAAGTGGAGCAACCTTTACACAAGATTCTAGTGTTCCAACATATGGTTATTCGGGAGATTACAGCGGTAAATTTGTAGTAACAAATCCTTGGAGCATTACTACAGATTATGAAATACCTGTAACTCCAGGAAAGTATTACACTGCATCAGCATCTATCAAAGCATTGGCTGCGTTATCTGCAAATATAAAAATTACATTTTATGACGAGGCTGACGCTGTTGTAGAGACTATAACTCAAGCAATTTCAGTAACTACTTCTTTTGCAAATGTTACGTTAACGGGTTTAACTGACTCTACGTCAGATGCGGCGTATGCTAAAGTATCGTTTTATGGAACTACGGCAGGCAGTATTTTCTTAGATTTAATTCAGTTTGAACAGTCTCAGGTGGCCACAGATTACTTTGATGGCTCATTACCCTCAGACTTTGGGGCGGTTTGGGAAGGAACTGACGACGCCTCATTTAGCCACTTGTATCCAAGTAAGCCAAAGAAAGTCCCTAGGTTAGCCAAGACCCTAATTGACTGGGTTCCTCAGAATGCCTTCTGGAGATTACGCACCTACGATGGAGTGGAGTACACAACTCTAACGGTGTAGGATCTTGGGCTATGACTACAGACATAGTTATATCCGTACTACTCACAGGAATGGCAGTTACTTACGTAATTGAGTTTCTAGATCTATTTATCTCTGGCTTTATTACTAAGCCAACCTTAAACAAGTACTTTGCGTTACCCCTAAGTTTTTTAGGGCTTTGGGCACAATTAAATATAGGGATGGATTTCTTTGTTTTAGTTCCTGCAGCAACCTTTGTATCTTTGGCAATTGGAATGTACTTAAACAAACCAGTAGTGATTAAATCACCTACTCGTTTATCACAACTGTAGGAGGCGTATGAATATCGGAGTTATCTCTTTTGAAGATGTGTGTGTTGATGAAGGCATGGAAGCCCTCATTAATAAATACGGCGCAACTAATGAGTTGAAGGTCTTTATTCCAGTAACGGGAAATGAAAACCATTTTGCCGAGAGTGTTATAGAGGTATGTAAGAAGCACTCTATAAAGATAACTTGCTTTATAATAAATGCTTTTGAAATAGATCATCTACTCATTGCTGCAGATGACATAGTTATTACAGATAACCCAGTAAAAGAAATTATTCGCCAGATAACTCCTAATGATGTAATTGGAATAGCGTGGGACAACTCAACTCAGGCTCATCTAATACTTGGAGCAGTTGAAGACTTTGGTATAGAGGTCTGGGACATCTCAGAGGGATTAGATAAGATCGAGGTCGACTACTCAGAGGTGGGGACTGACGAACTGTATAACGCAATGATGGATAGCATGGGTGTCTTTGTGGAACACATGGCCGACTACATAATGACCACGGTGCTTGATGTTCTAGCCGTTGAGGTAGCCAAGCGCATTGAAGAAGGAGATGGGGGCAAAGACATATCCCCCTTTAAGGACGACAACCCTTGAAAATCCCTTTAGAGGCTTATTCAGTCCCCCTTACCGATTATCAGTTCCGACTGCTTGCTGTAATCTGTCATTTATCAGGCTCCAAAGGCCGTTTTAAGACCTCGGTAGAGGAGTTGTGTAGACAGACTAACAAAACCTCGGACCGAACCGTTAGAAGTGCTCTCAAAGCCTTGGAGAAGCATGGGCTAATTATTAGAACTGCCAGTAAGAGGGCTAATGGTTTTAAAGGTATGGACTGGTATGAAGTGGTGGAAAATTACCGCACTACAGAAAGAGATGCAGTAGATTACCGCACTGAAAATTACCGCACCTCACATGACTATAAGTCACATAGCAGTATGACTAATAAGTCATTAGTACCTAATAGTAAAGATAGTAATAAATTAAAAGATTCTGAATCCAAAGGGATTCTAATGAAAGAGATACGAGTACCTATGAGACAATATCAAGATGATGGAGATAATTTGGCAGGCTTTGGTCTCGTCGAACCGAAAGATGTTCCAGGACCTAAGATCAGAAGATCCGATCCTAAGACTAGGGGAAGACGACCAGAGCATGAGTGGACCCCAATGGATGTCGCTGCAGAGTTTTCTTATCGTGTCGGGCGCAAGTACCCCTTACTCCCTGGAACAGTTAGCGTCAAGCAACTCTCAGGAGCCCTTGCTAAATTTAGAAAGCAATACGAAACCAACGCCCTCATTGAGTTAGAGTTACTCCGTCTGTTTATGGCAGATGAGAGAAACTTTCAGAACATTGGCGATGAAGCACCTATGCTGTATAAGATGTACCTTGCTTCTTTTGGGAAGAAGATGAACCAAGCCAGAGAGAATCTTGGTCTTAATAAAATTAACGCCCCAATAGATACAACGGTTAAGATGGGAACAATGCAAGCAAGCGATGGACGCACTTTCCAGAATTCACTTTCTGGTAGAGCACAACTAGCAAGATACGAAAAACGACTAAAGGAGAATGTAAATGGCTAAAAAGGTAGTAAAAACATTTAGTGCAAATCTAAATAAAAATCCTGAAAAGGGTGGCGCATGGATGGCTATCGTCAGTGTAACAACTGAAGGTATCGATGGCACAGAGATACTGAACACGTCTGCATGGTCTAACGCATCAGCAGGCAAGCGTTGGGTCAAGAGCCAAGTGCAAGCACTTACACCACGCAA